TGACATTCACGCCATCATCCAAAGCACGCCTGAAGCGGCGGAGATCACTCGCTTGCGCCGCCCCATGCCTCCCGGCGACATTAGCCATTTCCAAGACCGTCGAGCTAAGGAAGCCTACAACGTAGACACCATTCCCACTCCATGGAAGACCATCTGCTCACTGGAGCTGCGTGGCCTTACCCAGACCCAGATCGCCAACGAGCTGAACTACTCCATACCCGCCATTAACAAGATCGTCCACGAGCCCGCCTACAAAGAGTACGTAGCGCACGTGCTAGGGGAAATGGACGCTGAGTTCGTGCGGATGAAGCCGTTGGCGTTCAAGGCACTGGAGGGTGGGTTGAAGGCGCTTGATCAGGACATCTCGCTTCGCGCCAGTGCTCAGTGGTTCAAGGCCGCAGGCTTCGGAGGCTTCGGCAATGGAGCAGGTGCAGGCACCAAGGCTCCTGCCACTGCGGAGGAGGTAGCCGCTCGCCTGCTCAACCAAGTCAACGTCCAGGTGAACATCAACACCAGCACGGGGGGATCAGCCGGTGGCGATACAGATAGTCCGCCTCCAACAGATCATCAGGGACAGCCAACCGATACCTAACTGCTTCTCCACTCCCCTGTGGGTGGATGCTATTGACGCGGCTGGCGCAGGCGCAGTCACGTACCCCTATCCCACCGGCGCTGTCTTCCTCCGTATCACCTCCACCGAAGGTCCGCTCTACGTCAACTTCAATGGGACGGCTGCGCCTCCCGCTGCCAATGTCACCAATGGCTCCGCTAGCCAAATGATCCTCTCCCATCTCCGATCTATCCTACTCCCCATTCCCAACACCTCGCTACCACTCTCCATCTACACCGGCGTAGCCAACACCATCACGATCGAAGCCTGGAACTAGCCAGAAGGAGCACAGCTCATGCGTGGGAAGCGTCGGTTCACGGCGAAGCAAGATCGACAAGCAGCCCATGTGGCGGCGAGCGAGAGGGCTCGTGGCGCTTCACCAAAGGCAGCCCGATCCATTGGCTTCGCCACGGTGAACAAGCAGAAGTCACAGCGGAAGAAAGGACGCTAATCCCATGGGACTATCTCGTCAATATGGTGGGGGCCAGCGGGTTCCGCCTACCGGCGCACACAAGCCGTTGAACAAAGGCACGCCCACTCCACCTCGTGATAGCGCTAACAAGACAGTAGCGCGTATCTCATCGAAGCAGGGCTACTCCCGACACAAGGGCTCAGGCGCACGCCACCCACGGGGCGGGCGTGGCAAGTACAATCGAGGCTAGCGAAGCTATGGCTCTCATCCCCAAGCTGGTCCGTATGCCTGGACAGGGCATGCGTGACAACTACGATCCCGCCCACGTGTTACAGAACCGTGCGGCTGTGCAACAACGGAGGGGTGGCCACTTCAAGGCCACTCGCGTAGCGATCTCCAAGAAGCCTCGCGTACCCCGTATGGGCCGTACTCGTAAGTAGCCGCGCCGCGTGCTCCCGTGCCTTCTATCTACCGGCGTGTTATGGAGAGCATGTTCCAGATCGTCGATAAGGATCGACAGGTCGTACCCTTCCGTCTGAACAAGCTACAACGTGTGCTGGATGATGGATGGTCTAGGCGTAACATCGTCCCAAAGGCCAGACAGGGGGGAGTGTCCTCTTACTGCATCAACCGTATGCTGGCTAAGTTGCTTACGCAACGGAACCGAGTATGTGTGGTTATCAGCCATGAGGCTGAGGCTACGCAACGGCTGCTCGACCGGGCAAGATGGACACTTGATAATCTGCAAGAGGGGCTTCGTCCTTCTCTCGGCCGCAATTCCCGCGGAGAGATCACTTTCACGGCCACAGATGGCACGCTGTACATTGGCACTGCGGGAGCACGTAACTTCGGCCATGGAGACACTATCAGCGATCTCCACTGGAGCGAAGCTGGAAGATGCGACGCAGAGCGGCTTGTCACAGGTCTATTTCCTGCTGCGGAGCGCGGTGAGATCACTATCGAAAGCACTGGAAATGGTAGAGGGAACTGGTACCACAGGCAGTGCCAGCGAGCACGAGAAGGGGTAGGCTTTAAGCTATTCTTCTTCCCATGGATCATCGATCCTGGCTATGCTCTTCCCTTCGACACCGAGGGTGAGCGTGCTGTCTTCGCGATGCATCTGAAAGAGGAATGGGGAGAGCGGGAGCTACTAGCTCGTGGCATCTCACTGGAGCAGCTTCGCTGGCGACGGGAACGCATCGAGGTAGACTTTGAAGGCTCCCTCCCAGAATTCAACGAAGCGTACCCGCTTGACTTCGACGATTGCTTCCAGTCAGCGGGATGGGGAGTGTTCGGTGCATTCTCGTATCAGCCCACTGACACGTGGCGTCAACAGAGCCCAGTATCTTGGCATCTTGATGGGCACCCTTCCAGTCTATACCATTATCTGGCTGGCATCGATGTTGGTGGGGGCGTTGGTCGTGACCGCACGGTGTGTGAAGTCTTTTGTATGGAAAGGGACGAGCAAGTAGCTGAGTGGTGCTCATCTCGCGTTCCTCCTGGCGAGGCTGGCCATCTGATCGCCAAATGGTTGGAGCCATTCGATGCCTACACCAACATCGAGCGGAACAACCATGGCCTCGCCTTCATCCAGGAGTTTGTAGATGATTACCCCCTCCATTTGGTACACAAAGGCTCTGTTGGCCAGCCTAGCACTCAGTACGCTGTCTCTGGCATTAGCCATCTTGGAACCCTCACTACTGAGAGCAATCGTGGCCTGCTTATCGGCCAGCTCCGTCATCAACTGCATACTGGCCTTGTTGTTCATGGCGAGGAGCTGAGAAGCGAGCTAATCACGTTTGTGGAGAAGGAGAATGGGAGGGCTGAGGCTGATACTGGCTGCTTCGACGACCGAGTTATGGCCGCAGCGCATGCCACTCTAGTGTGCGACCGGGCGGGTATGGTCATGAGTGTGATTGAAACCCGGCCAGAGGCTGAGCCTAACCCGTTCTCGTTCGAGGGATTGTTTGGCGAGCATGGCACTGTCGATGCGGAGCAGGGCTCGCACGACGATCCGCTTTGGCGCTATGTGTAACGCATGCGTGTTCTGCTCATCAGCAAGGAGGGTGACGGGCTGGGAGTAGCCCAACGCCTCGCGTTAGAGGGGAACGATGTTGATGTGTACATCGCAGAGGAGAGGTTCGCCAAGGCTGGACAGGGCCTTGTTAATAGGGTTCTGGACTGGGTACGGTCTTCTCGCGACGCTGATCTTATATTGGCTGATTGCGTTGGTCTTGGCCGGTACGAAGACGCTCTTCGTAAGCTAGGCACTCCCTTCATTGGCTGCTCCGAAGTACTGGACAAGATCGAGCTGGACAGGTGGCAGGGGATGGAGATGTTCCGGCGGGCAGGGATCACCATCCCTCCCACTTACAGGTTCTCCTCCACCCGCGAAGCGCTTGCACTTCCCTCTGAACATGGATGGGAGCCGGGATGGGTGATCAAACCAGATGGCAACGTATCGACAGCCAAAACAATGGTGGTGCGCGAGCAGAACCAGTGGGAGCAGTGCGTTGGTGCTCTCCAGCCCGGCTCGACTGGTATAGTACAGAAGATTGTGGAGGGCGTGGAGGTATCGACAGAGGGTTGGTTCAATGGGAGCCGGTTCGTTCAGTACAACCACACATGGGAGGACAAGCGGTTCCTGGTGGGGGACCTGGGGCAGAACACAGGCTGCATGGGCAATATCGTATTGGCTTGTGGGGCGGACAAGCTAGTGCGGGGTACAGTGCAGAGGATGCAGCCGTTCCTCCGCTTGCTAGACTACCGGGGACCATTCGACATTAATTGCATTGTCAACGCCGATGGCGCATTCGCATTGGAAGCTACAAGTAGGATGGGCTATGACGCTGTCGAAGCGCTTCTTGAGGGACTTGATGAACCGGCAACCCTCTTCCTTGGCGACATCGCCGGGGGCGTTAACCGCGAGCCGTCGGTCACTGAGCAGACTATGGTTGCAGTACGGCTCTCCATCCCACCATGGCCCATGCGAAAGCCAGACCGAGACGACAAGCCTAGCCTTGTCACAGGCATCGACAAGTCCACCCTCCCTCACCTATTCCTCACTGACCTTTACTGCGAGGATGGAGTTTACTACACAGCAGGAGGCGATGGAGTTCTGCTCAAAGCTACAGCAATCGGAAGGCCGGATAACCATAAGACCGATAAATCTGGAAGACCCTACAACACCGATTATACGTGGGAAGCTAGGCGTCGTGTCTACCGTCTCCTTGGAGCTATCAACGTCCACAACAAGCAATACCGGACTGACATAGGCACTCGCGTGAACGAGGACATCGCCAAGCTGAAGGAGTGGGGATGGTTGACCGTCTGAGGAGTTACCTGCCACAGGGCAAGACCGCGTACACGTATGTGTGGGAAGACTTCGTCGAGGAATGCATACGCGAGGCCCATGTCGAGATGAGCCGGCAGACGCTGTACACGTGCAATGGTGAGCAAGCTGGCACTGTCATGGACTGGTGGAATGCCAATGGCGATGACGTGCTACGACAATCGATATGGAGCGTGCTAGAACGGAGGCGAACCAGCCGTGTCTAATGGATATAAGGGCGGCTCCATTGATGTGGAGTGGTGGATTGAGAAGGTAGAACAGGGCAAAGCCTTCCGCAAGAAGTACGCGTATGAGAGCGAGTGGGAGCAATGGCGTAGGTGGATGCGGGGAGAGTGGCGACCTGGGACGCTGCCTAGCAACGTGTACTTCAAAATGATCCGCACAATGGTACCTCGCATCTACTTCCGCAATCCCAGTGTGTCTATCACTCCCAAGCGCCCTGGTTGGGATAAGTACCTGCTAGCTCGGCTCTTCGAACAGCTCGATAACTCTCTTCTCAACACCATGCGGGTAAAGAAGAGTATGAAGAAGATGGCGTTGCATGCCATCATGTTCGGCTCTGGCTTTGGACGACAAGGTTATGGTGCAGAGTATGCGCCTACGCCCCAAGATATCGCCACGGAGCCCTCTGACAAGGGAACCATCCGGCTGAAGAATGTGCTGGAGTACA